CAATTTATCCAGAATTAGAGCAACAAGACTTTTTAACTGTTATCACATTACAAAACGACTCTGATGGTAAAGGTGATTACATAGCTAAATGGGAACATCCTACACTAGTTAAACCTACAGAAGAACAATTAAAGGATTAGCATATGACAATGATATTAGATGGAACTAAAGGAGTTGGACTTCCTACTTGGACTACTGCTGGTAGACCTACAGGTGTTTCTAATGGTTACACTGGATATAATACAGAAACAGGTCAAATAGAAGCTTATAACTCAATTGGTGGTTGGGTAACAGCAGGCACTTCTGGAGTACAATATACTGTTTCCTATTTAATTGTAGCTGGCGGTGGAGGTGGCGGTTACAATGGAAGTACTACTGGTCGAGGAGGTGGAGGCGGGGCTGGAGGATACCTTACTGGAACTACATCTTTAGTTTCTGGAACAGTATACACAGCTACTGTAGGTGCTGGCGGAGCTAGCAATAACTATGGATCAGCAGCGTCAGGATCTAATTCATCATTCACAGGATTAACAACAGCAATTGGTGGTGGTGGAGGAGGTGCTGGACCAAATTCTGGCAATAATAGAAATGGAGCATCTGGCGGTTCAGGAGGAGGAGCAGCTACTTATTCTGGATCAGGAACAGCTGGTTCTGGAACTGCAGGTCAAGGTAATAATGGCGGATTAGGCACTGAAACAGCTCCTGTTTATGGTGCAGGTGGTGGAGGTGGAGCTAGTGCAGTAGGTTCACTTGGTACATCAAGTGCTGGTGGTAATGGTGGAGCAGGAACTGCTTCTTCTATCACAGGTTCTTCAGTTACATACGCTGGTGGCGGTGGCGGTGGATCATATCAAGCTACTAGCTCAGCTGGATCAGGTGGAGCTGGTGGAGGTGGTAGAGGTGCCGGCGATGGAAATGATGGCACTACTGGTGGAGCTGCAATTGCTGGAACTGCAAACACTGGAGGCGGTGGCGGTGGTGGAGCTAATAATACAGCTTATTCTGGTGCTGGCGGTTCAGGAGTAATTATTATATCCGTTCCAACTGCAAACTATACAGGTACAACTACAGGCAGCCCTACTATCACAACCTCAGGATCAAATACTATTATTAAATTCACTGCATCTGGTTCATACACAGCATAAGGATATATATGGCACATTACGCAAAAGTTAATAACGGAATTGTAGAACAAGTCATAGTAGCAGAAGCTGACTTCTTTAATACATTTGTAGACTCAAGTCCAGGTACTTGGATTCAAACATCATATAACACACAAGGTAATCAACATAAGTTAGGTGGTACACCATTAAGAGGTAACTATGCTGGTATTGGTTATACTTATGATGCTACTAATGATGTATTCTATGCACCTCAACCCTATCCATCATGGACATTAAATGAATCAACTTGGTTATGGGAAGCTCCTGTGACCTATCCTACAGATGGTAAATTATATAAATGGGATGAGTCAATCACTAATTGGAAGGAAGTAGTATGAGTGTAACGCTTAATGGTAGTAATGGTATAACCTTTAATGATGGTAGTTCTCAGACTGCTGCTGCATCTCCCTTTGGATTAAAGAACCGCATCATTAATGGTGACATGAGGATTGACCAGAGAAATGCTGGTGCTAGTGTTACGCCTACAGATGGACAATATACAGTTGATAGATTCTTTGCAGGATTAACTCAAGCAAGTAAATTTAGCCTTCAACAAGTAACAGATGCTCCAACTGGTTTTGTAAACTCATTAAAAGCTACATCATTATCAGCATACTCTGTTGGCACTTCTGATACATTTTTAATAAGCCAAATTGTAGAAGGTTTAAATGTAGCTGACTTATCATGGGGCACAGCAAATGCACAGACTGTTACATTATCATTTTGGGTTAAGTCTAGTTTAACTGGGACTTTTGGAGGTGCATTAAAAAATTCTGCTGCTAATAGGTCTTATCCTTTTAATTATACAATTAGTGCAGCAAATACTTGGGAACGAAAAACAGTAACAATTGCTGGTGATACATCAGGAACTTGGCTTACTACTAATGGTATTGGTATATATGTAATTTTTGGATTAGGTGGTGGCTCAACATTTAGTGGAACTGCTGGTGCTTGGACTGCTGGAAACTTATCTCAAGTAACAGGTGCAACATCAGTCGTAGGCACTAACGGAGCTACATTCTTTCTTACAGGTGTCCAACTAGAAGTAGGCTCAACAGCAACACCGTTTGAACGCAGACTTTATGGAACTGAGTTAGCTTTGTGTGAGCGTTATTACCAAATACTAGGTACGGTTAATTCTGCCCTTGGTTTTGCATCATATATGGATGCGGGTGTTACAGCTTACACAACTTATACATATCACACCGTAATGAGAGCAACACCAAGTGGTGTGTACAACATGCAACCACCTACTAATGCTACTGTTAGTTTTACTTTAGGTTCTGATTCTATTAGACATATTTTAACAGCAGGCGGTACAGGACGAACTGCAAGTGCTGGTGATACAAATGCAATTAGATTAAGTGCGGAGTTATAAAATGTTTAAACTATTAAAAAATGTTGAAACTGGAAATGTATCAAGCGTGTTGAGAATTCTCGATAACGCACAAATTCCTTTTGACCCAGCTAACACAGACTACCAAGCCTACCTAAAATGGGTAAGCGAAGGTAATAAACCATTACCAGCGGATAAATAAAGATGACTAAGCCTGATATTCAAGACATAGAACATCGTATTAGTACTCATGAAGAGATCTGTGCATTACGTTATGAGCAGATCAATGCTAGACTTAAACGATTAGAACAAATTATTCTAGGTGCTTTTGGCACTGTAATTCTTTTACTTATTAATAATTTAATTAAATAACATGGACCCAATAACAATACTATCTGCATTTGCCCCAGTTGCTGTTGATTTAGGTAAGTCCTTAATCAATAAGTTTATAGCTCCTGACCAATTTAAACCTGCTACTATAGAACAATATGTTAAAATGAAACAGATTGATCTAGACTTTTTTAAAGTCATGAATGAAGCTGGTGGTGGTAATCCATCATACTTATGGGTAGAAGCTGTTATAAGACTCATGCGACCAGCTATAGGTATTTTAGTACTAGCTACATGGGCTACTATGCACCTAAATGGTACAGCAACTAATGAAGTAGATAACTTTGCTAGTGCAGTAGGTTTCTATCTCTTTGGTGAACGTTCCTTAATGCATATTAAGAAGAAATGAGTTTAACAAAACACTTTACTCTTAAAGAGTTAACAGCATCAGATATAGCAGCAAGGCATGGAATAGACAATACTCCAACTAGCCCTTTAATTTTAAAAAATTTAAAGACTTTAGCAGAAGGGTTAGAGAATGTCCGAGAAGTATTGGGAAAACCTGTTATTGTTAATAGTGGCTATCGTTCTACTATGGTTAATACACTGGTTGGAAGTAAACCGACAAGTCAACACACGAAAGGATTGGCGGCAGATTTTATCTGTCCCGCTTTTGGAACACCTAAAGAGATTGTTACACAGATTGTATCTAGCGATATTGAATATGACCAAGTTATCTTGGAGTTTGATCGTTGGGTTCATATTAGCTTTTGTGAAGAAGGTTATAAACCTCGTAAGCAAGCGCTAATCATAAATGGTAAGGGTACTAGAAACTTTAACTAAGAAAGGTAAATAATTATGCCAATGGTCGGAATGAAAAAGTTTGCTTACACAGAAAAAGGTAAGAAACAAGCTAAAGAGTATGCTAAAAAAACTGGTAAGAAAATGACTGCTAAAGCTAAAAAAGGAAAAAAATAATGGCTATGATTAAAGAGTATGGTGGTATGGAAAAGTATAAATCTAAAAAAGCTATGAAGGCCCATGAGAAAAAAGAAGGTAAAAAAATGGAAGCCAAAGAAAAAGTAATGGCTAAGAAGAAAAAGAAAAAATGATACAAAAAGGTAAAGAGAAGTTTTCAGGTTATAACAAACCTAAACGCACTCCTTCTCATCCTACTAAGTCTCACGCTGTACTTGCTAAAGTAGGAGATAAGGAAAAGCTTATTCGCTTTGGTCAACAAGGTGTAAGTGGTGCAGGATCTAATCCTAAAACACCTAAAGAGAAAGCTAGACAGAAGTCATTCAAGGCTCGTCATGCAAGTAATATCTCTAAGGGTAAAATGAGTGCAGCTTACTGGGCAGACAAAGTCAAATGGTAAAAAAACCTAAGAGTAAAGTTAATCAAGCAGGAAACTATACTAAACCTACTTTACGAAAAAGCTTATTTAATAAAATAAAAGCAGGAAGTAAAGGAGGAGATCCAGGTGAATGGTCTGCTCGTAAAGCTCAAATGTTAGCTCGTGAGTATAAAAAAGCTGGTGGAGGCTACAAGTAATGGCTTTAGCTAAATCACAAAAGTCTTTAAAGGATTGGACTAAGCAGAAGTGGAAAACCTCTGATGGTACTCCATCTAAAGGTAAAAAAAGATACTTACCTGACGCTGCTTGGAAAGCTTTAAGTCCTAGTGAAAAGGCTGCAACTAATAAAGCAAAAGCTCAAGGTAATAAAAAAGGTAAACAGTTCGTATCACAACCAAAGAATATAGCTAAAAAGACAGCTAGATATAGATAATGAAAGATAAATTAGATCAGATTAGAGAGTCAGCAGAAGCAGACTTATCTATCTTCATTAAATTGGTTGCACCACACTTGATGTTAGGTGCTGTGCATGAAGAACTTATTAACTGGTGGACTCGTTCTGAGTCTAAGAATAACCAATTAGTATTACTTCCTCGTGGACACATGAAGAGTAAATTAGTTGCTTATAGAACAGCCTGGTGGATTACTAAGTATCCAGAAACTACAATTCTATATGTATCTGCTACGGCAGACTTAGCTGAGAAACAACTATACGCTATTAAACAGATTATCGATAGTCCTATCTATCGTAGGTATTGGCCTGAGATGATCCATCCTGAAGAAGGTAAACGTGAGAAATGGGCAGTTTCTGAAATTGCTGTTGATCATCCACAAAGAAAACTAGAAGGGATTCGAGATGCAACTTGTAAAGCTGTTGGTCTTACATCTAATACCACAGGTTTTCATGCTGACGTTGTTGTTCTTGACGACATTGTTGTACCTGGGAACGCTTATACAGCTGATGGCCGTGAGAAAGTTGAGGCAGCTTATTCTCAACTTGCTTCCATTGAAAATCCTGGAGCGAGAGAATGGGTAGTAGGTACTAGATATCACCCTAAAGACATCTATGATACCATGGTAGCGATGAAAGAAACTATTTATGGTGAAGATGGTGACATAACTTCAGAAGAAGAAGTATATGAGTTGTTCCAAAGAGTAGTTGAGACAGAAGGAGAGTTCCTCTGGCCTAAACAGACTCGTGCAGATGGTAAGAAGTTTGGATTTGATGATAAAGAATTAGCACGAATCAAAGCAAAATACATAGATGCGACACAATTTTATGCACAATACTACAATAATCCTAATAGTGAAGATGTTGCAAGGATTAGTTCTGAGAAGTTTCAGTATTTTGATAAGTCTATACTCCAAAATAAAGAAGGAGATTGGTACATTAGAGATAGGAAGCTTAATATTTATGCTGCTATTGACTTTGCTTTTTCTCTTCGTAAAAAAGCTGACTATACAGCCTTAGTTACTATTGGTGTAGACCATCAAGGTAACTACTATGTACTAGATATTGACAGATTTAAAACAGATCGAATAGTTGATTACTATGACCATATAGTAAAAGCTTGGGAAAAGTGGGGATTCAGAAAGATTAGAGCTGAGGTTACTGTAGCTCAACAAACCATCGTTAAAGAGTTGAAAGAAAGCTATCTTAAACCTAATGGTATACCTCTTTCAATTGATGAATTCAGACCTACAAGATCTCTAGGTGATAAATACGAACGTGTAGCTGCAGTATTAGAACCTAAATATGATAACATGCAAATTTGGCATTACAAAGGTGGTAATTGTCAATCATTAGAAGAAGAGTTAGTAATGGCTCATCCTCCTCATGACGACATTAAGGACGCTTTAGCTAATGCGATATCTATTGCAATCATTCCGAAGAACAGAATCGGAACATTCTCAATAGGTAAAAATATAGTTACTCACAGCCGCTTCGGTGGTGTTTCTTACTAAGGAAAAATTATGGCAGGATCAGTAGCACAACTAAGACAATTACTTAATAGAGAGACTCTAGCTAGAAAACTAGCAGGTCTTTATAATAATTGGTGGATTCAACGTGATGATAAAGAAGCAGAATGGAGAGAGCTCCGTAACTATCTATTTGCTACAGATACTACTAAAACTACTAACTCTAAACTACCTTGGAAGAATAAAACAACTCTTCCTAAACTCACACAGATTAGAGATAACCTACATGCTAACTACATGGATGCTTTATTCCCTAACGATGATTGGGTTAAGTGGGAAGGTTATAACTTAGAAGCTTCTACTCATAATAAACGTAGAGCTATCGAGTCATACATTAAGACTAAGTTAAGAGAGTCTGGTTTCAGAGAAACAGTATCTCAACTTCTATATGATTACATTGATTATGGTAACGTCTTTGCTGACGTAGTTTATGTAAATGAAACACACAAAGATCAATACACAAATGAAGAGATTACTACCTACCAAGGTCCTAAACTAGAAAGAATATCACCATTTGATATTGTATTTAACCCAACAGCTAAGACTTTTAAAGAGTCTCCTAAGTTTACTCGTTATGTTAAAACAGTAGGAGAGTTAAAGAAAGATATTAAATATCATCCAGATTTAAAATATGATGAGGCAGCTTTTGAGAAAGCTATTGCTGTTCGTAGAAACATCTCAGCATTTAAGATGGAAGATGTTAATAAGGCTGAAGGCTTTATTGTTGATGGCTTTGGTTCATTACAAGAGTACTACCAATCAGGTCTAGTAGAGATACTAGAGTTTGAAGGTGATATCTATGATGAAGTTAAAGGTGAGCTTTTAGAACGTAGAATTATTACAATCATTGATAGATCTTATATTATTCGTAATATTGAGAATCCATCTTGGTTAGGCCGTGATACTAAACATCACGTATCATGGAGAGAAAGACCAGATAACCTATATGGTATGGGTCCATTAGACAATTTAGTAGGTCTACAATATCGTATTGACCACTTAGAGAATCTTAAAGCTGACGCTATGGATCTTACTATTCATCCTCCTATTGTTATTAAGGGTGACGTAGAACCATTTGAATGGGGTCCAGAAGCTACTATTCACATCCCTGAAGATGGTGAAGTATCTATGCTACCTCCTAATGCTGCCGCATTCCAAGTTAATAACGAGATTGCTTCTCTATTAGCTATCATGGAAGAAATGGCAGGAGCTCCTAAAGAAGCTATGGGTATTCGTAGTCCAGGTGAGAAAACAGCGTTTGAAGTACAACAATTACAGAATGCTGCTGGACGTATATTCCAACATAAGATTAACAAGTTTGAAATTGAGTTCCTTGAACCAATCTTAAATACTATGTTAGAGATGGCTAGACGTAACCTAGATATTACTGAACTTACTAGAGTTATGGATGATGACTTAGGTGTAACTGATTTCATCTCTATTACTAAAGAAGATATCACAGCTAAAGGTAAGCTACGTCCTATTGGCGCTAGACACTTTGCTGCTAGAGCTCAACTCGTACAAAATATGATGGGCGTATTTAATAGTCCTATGGGTCAAGTTATTGCACCACATGTCTCTGCTAAGCGTCTTGCTAAGATGGTTGAAGAGTATATGGGCTTTGAGAAATATGAGTTTATTAAGGATAATGCTGCTATATTTGAGCAAGCAGAAACTCAAAAACTTATTAACCAAGTTCAACAAGAAATGCAGATTGAAGAAGCCACACCTATTGAAGAGGGTATGATGGAGCCTATTTCAGAGGAACCAGCACCTCCTGCAATGTAAATATTACTTGACTTTTAAGTAATTGTATGTTATAATTAGTGTATGGATTTAAAATCTGAAAAAGCTAAAAGCTTATCAAAACAAGAAGTTTTCGATTTACTTAAAGCGTATATCACTGACCAAGTTGAATTGTCTAGACGTAAATGTGTAGATGAAGAGAATTTCTCTCTTCCTTCTTGGGCTGAATATCAAGCTTATCAATTAGGCTTCCAAAAAGCATTTCTTAAACTTCAGTCTTTATTACCTGACAAAGGAGAAAAATAGTGTCTGAAGACAATAAAATTACTGAGCCAAGTACCAACGCGGATCAGAACCAAGATAACCAACAACCACAATTCCAGATTCCGACAGAAGCTGCTGATTTCGTAGGTGATGGTAAAAAGTACAATTCTGTA